TCTTCAAGTGACCACCCATAAGGATAAGCATCCGCCATAATCCTAACCGCTGCCTCCTTGTGTCCTTCACTTATTTCCATTATGCAACCGCCTTTCTTAGCAACCCTATCCCCAATTTCTGCCACTTTTCGGAAATATACTCCTTCACCAATTCCATGCCACTATAAGCCACCAGTTCATTCATCAACCTCCCCGGCCCATTCGCATAGCACACCGTATCGTGCAGGAATAAAAACCCACCGGAGCGAAGGAATGGGAGGTATAACGCCGACTCGATTCTGACATTTTGATAGTTGTGGTCGCTATCAAGCACAATCAGGTCAAATTGAGTATTCATCTTTGCCACAGACCCGTAGATAACCTCTTCGTCTGAATTACCTATTAATTCCTGATGGTATATCCCTTCCAATACTTCATTGCGGAGAGCTTGCCTATTAAGGCCGTTGTTGTCGATTAATACTATTCTCTCGAGCGGGAAGAAGTGATTAAATACGAAGCACGACCCACCGGAAGCCGAGCCGATTTCGAGGTAGTTTTTAATGCTATCTCTGAATTTTAGTAACTCAGCAATACACGGCGCAAGCTCATCGGATATTTGCTGAAGATGGACACCGCCTATCTTAGTACCACCAAACCCTGAATTTTCCATTCCACATTCGAGGATGAAGGATTCAATTTCGTCAACTGTGAGGATGGAGTTCTTCATGCTTGGTTTAACATCTGTGATTTTCGTTTTTGTTACTTCTTCTTCATCTTTCATTGAATATTTCCTTTCTCATCTATAGGTTCTGGTTCGGATACACCTCTATCTTCAGCGGTCATCTCCCACTCTTCGAGGGCTTGGTACGCTTCATCAGGAGTTCGTCTGCCGGCCATTATAAACATCCTTTCATCGTCATCACCCATCGACAGGGGAATTTCAACCCAGCGGTAGGCTACCCATTCTTTGCGCGTGATGTCTTCAATTCTTTTTGGTTCCATTGTTAATCCTTTCTTACTGCATGTGTTATAGTTTTAAGATGTATATTGAATAGTTACTTCATAATCTACCGCATAATGCCATAATGTCTGAGCACCAGGGGGAGTAACCATATCATCGGTTAGCAAAATTGCATTTACTCTCTCAAACCCGCACACCAATTCGCCAGTAGGAGATAAAGAACAATCATCATATAGTGATTTTAAATTAGTGTACATATCCTCGATCTCAGTTGACCCGGAAGCAATGGAAAATAAATCAAACTGGATTAAGTATGTCTCGCCTTTTTGAGCAAACACATTGTCAGGAACATCTGAAATCAAAGAAAACACAGCATAAGGAAATTCCGGTTTTAAAGGAGCTTTGTTTTTATATAGCCTACCGTTGATATAGGTGTTCAAGGTTGATCCGGTAAGTTTAGAAACAATGGCCGTGCTGAGAGCTTTCATTAATACTTACCCCTTTGATTCCTGGAATTTTTCTTGCTTACGTATCCTATTTTGTTTCCTTATTCTTCGTCTATCTTTTTTATTGAATTTCAAATACAAATCAATATCCAAGTCTAAACGAGATCCCCAATCACCAGCATTGCCATACAGTAACTTACTGTCTTTATCTTTTTTTATCATTTTGATTCCTGACATTTCAATTCCATCCACTCATGCTTAAAATTCACATCAATAGGTGGCCCGATAATTGCAAAATATCTGTCTTTATACTTTACCCGCCAAGTCGATAGAACGTCCGTTCTATAGCGGATAGTGATGTTATGAATTAACGTTCCGGTTTCGGCCATTGCCTGAATCGCTTCGGTCGATTTAATAGTAGTCATTTTAGCCCAAGTAGTAACAGCATCATGCCATGTTTCAGTAAAACCGCCCATCGAATCAGATACATAAGTGGGGTATTGGAGGGTTATTAGATTAATTAGCTCGCCAGTACGGGGCATCTTATAACACCTCCCACAATTTAGCTGTCCATAACAAGCGATTAACAGTTTCATTAACTACATAAGTCTGACCTGATTGATTAGTAAAATCCTGCGAAGAACGATTACTCCACAGATCATGAATAATCATCAAGATCGCACTTTTTATTTTACTTGGAATGGCCGATGCCGATGTCCATCCACAAACAAACTCTATAGTGATTGGATTAGATGGGTATAATTCGCCAGTAGGCCAGTAGCCGCTATATGGAAGTACAATCCTGCCGCACCTTTCACCGTTGGTTTCAACTAAATAATCAGTGGTTAAGGTTAGTGTGGTTTCTGTGCTGGTGCTATCCTTCCATTTGACAGATGTTATTGTTTGTAAGTTTCCGTATGGTATAGTTATGTAATCTTCCGTAGGCCACGAATCTAAAAACAGATACCACGTTTGAGTTAATAGTTTACGGCACGTTAAATCTTCAACTAATTCCCTTGCTGCTTGGATAGTTGAAGTTAATAATGAATCTTCAGCGGTCGTAGCAGCATTTGTGATTACCTCTGTGCTAAAATCGCATGCTCCTACTAATACTTTGGCAACCGTGCGGATATATCGTTTAGTGCCGGTGTATGCTTTTTCATACGTTGCAAAATCAGAAGAACCGGAAACTGTTGCGAATGCTCCACCCGTCCAGTCTGCCCATGTAACATTATCATCGGACTCTTGGATTTTACAATCAATCGTACCAGCGCCAATTAATACAACCGAACCGACAATTAAATTAACTATAGCATTGCAATTTATGACCTCTACCGCAGTGCCTACGTGGGTTGTGTAATTATCAGCAACCGCATGAGAACCGGGCGCAATGGACTGGGTAGATGTGGTATCATCGGCAAATGAGGTAGAGTCGATTCGTAGATGTGTTTTTAAATCTGCCAATGTCACAGGCTCGATGGTCGGAGATGTTTTTAAATAGGCATTCATTATTATTTCCCCACGATTTTTACATAAATGCTGCGATCATCTGTCCGGCCACCTGTAGTAACAACCCTACACACAACTTGGTAGGAAGTCGCCAATGTGCCGCCAGAAATCCATGCCACTACAAAATCACCAACCACGGAACTGCTATCACAAGTTAATCCTACCGGTATGATAATAGAATGTGAAGCAATTGAATCGCTTATGTCGGCAAGCCACAATGTCCAATCCCACGAATAGTCAAGTACGGCATCTGGGTCTTTGTCGATGTAGTTTGTATCGTAATAATCGCTCATATTATATACACCCTGTCCTCAGCGTTAATGGGGTAAACTCTGTCCTCTGCCGCTATGGAATAAGCACGATCTTCAGCCGATATGCCTCTAAATACTCTATCTTCAGCCGCTATGATGTAAGTTCTGGCTACTGAGAGATATATGCTTTCTTCGTCAAGTAATAGCAGGCTCATGGTTTACTCGTTTACTCGTTTACTCATTTATCAAAACAAAAGTTACAGCATCAGCCGGTATATCGGTAAATGCCGGGGATACCGTTACTGTTTTTGCGGTTCCGTCGTAACTGTTGATTTTCCGAACTTGGTTTATTAAGTCACCGGAAGTAAGTTTTATATATGCACCTTTCCAATAGTCGTCTACAGCAGAGGCTAAATCGGTCTTAAAGGTAAGCGCGGAATTGCTTGCATCAGTTGCAACTGAACCCGTTGGCCGGTAGAGGCTTACAAGGCCGGTGGTCGCCGTAATGGATAAGTCTTCGAAGTTTGTCGGGAAAGTTACACCGCTAATACTTCCAACCGGCCCAGCCACCGTCGCCGCTATAGTTTGACCTGCCGTTAAATCTACCGTCTGATTGACCTTTGTCCCGTTAGTCGTGACAAGCCCGCCGTTAGCTCCAGGAACGGCATCAGGGAGACTAAGGCAAGTAGCCGTTGGAGCAGCGACATCAAAGAATTTAACAAACGCACCTGCTATCTGGCCTGCCGTTTCCGTCAATGCTGTGCCGTGTATCTTCGTAATGTCAACTTCAAGGCCGCTTAAATTAGTGTTGGCTGTCAATACCCTTGCTGCTGTACCCCAAGCCTTATCTGCCGCGGTTTGGGTTATATCTACAAGCCCAGTTGTATCTGTTACCGATAAATCCTCTAAGTTGGCCGGGAGCTTATCGCGTATAGACTGTAATGAATCGGTGGTGTCGCTAAAGGTACTCCAATCGCCAGTTGTTGAAGCAAGTTTTCCCATGATTGAATCATTGACCACATCATCAGCATCGGCAACCGCTACAAGGTGATCGAGTTTCAAGGCTACCATTGCATCGTTACATT